GAAGCTGCTGCTTGAGCTTGCCGATTTCCGCCGCGACATGATCGAGCTTACCGCCGATTTCTTTGTCGGCCTTAAGCTCAGAAACCCAGCCTTCGCGCATCGCGGTATATGCGTCGTTGTTGGCCTTAACGATGTTCTCGGTCAGGCTCGGGTACAGGTCTACCAGCTTCTGTGCCTGATCTTGGGTGAGGCCAAGTTCTTTGAAGATGGGGGTGGCACGCTCGATTGCGGACTTGTCGAGAGTTGCGCCTTCGGGGACTGAAAAATCGGTATAGGATTCTGGGGCTCCGGCGGTAGCGGGCTTGGGTTCGGCGGGGTCAGTGGCATCGGGCTTGGCCTCTACTGGAACTGCGGGATTGCCTTGATCGATGATTTCACCTGTCGGCGTCCTCGCTGCTTCCGAGTTCATCGGGGTCGGCGGCGTCAGGGTCTCCGGATTCGGATTCGGCACGTCGTTCATTTAGAATCTCCTGTTCATTGGCTTCTTGCATCATCTGGACAAATAGGTCTGGGCAGTTACCGACGATGTCGCGGTAGACGCTCAGGCCCATGTTTCGTTCACCTTTGGAATAGGCTTCAACTAATGCATCTCCGGTGAACGGATCGGCGAATATGTGGCAGGCTGCGAGGAAATCGTGGAACCAAATCCGACCTTGACGGGTAGACATCGCACCGATGATGAAATCGATACGCTGGGTTTCACGAAGCTTTGCGGCCTTTTCTTGTCTCCGTATGTCTTTGCGTTCGCTGGCATTGCGCATTAGTGAACCGTGTGGATGGCGTAATCGTTGGCCGAGGCAGAAACCCAGCAGTCGTCTGCGACCCGAACCACGATGGATTCGGCATGCTCTGGCTCTGTCACCTCAAGCCCGATGCCATTGAACATATTGGTGACATCACAGATGCCGCCTTCGATGTTTTCAACCACGAATCTCATTGCTGCTGCGCTCCTAGCATCGCGGTGAGAGCATTGTTTCCGCCGGTATCTGCCTGCGACATAGTCTTGGCTCCGCGGGCGATTTGCTCGGCAATCTGGGCCTGTTGCGCTGCGCGCTCTTGCTGAGCCCGATCCTGACGAATCTGCATGACAGCGTCATCTGTTCTCATCATCTTAGGATCATTGTTCAGTAGACTGGAGTATTTGTCAAGAGCGTAGTCTATGTCGATCTTGTCCATGGCATCGGGTTTTACGCCAACGATGTTGCCTGCGATGGACAGGACGCGTTCGATGGAAGCGGCTTTGGTGGCCTGCTGCGCCTGAGCGAGCATCGAGACGAAGTCGATGGTCATCATTTGGTTTTGGATTTCAGGTGGGGCAGGTGGGATGATTCCTGCTCGCAAAGCGATTGCAAAAACTCGTTCCAAGACAGGGCGCAAGACTTCATTGTCAATGCGTTCCAAGACTGGCCCGAGCATAACGAGAGATTCGGATTTACGGAGGTCCCATTCAACCGCGGTGACGTTAGACCGAGTTTCGTATTGCGAGGCAACCTTGAGAATGTCGTTGAAGAAAATCTCCGAGAGACGGCCCTTGGCTTCGGTCAGGTCTTCGGTGATTTCTTGCACCGGGAACTTGGTGTCGTAGACGGAAGAAAACCCAGGCTTGCCTGAAGCGGTGTAGCCAGAAACGAAAGTCATGCCGCCGGGGGTAAGGTTAGCGGGCTGGTTTTTGAGTTGCATATCTGCGACGAGCGGCGGGTTCACCATCTTGTCGATGGCTTGGGCCTTGCGGCGGGTTTCGAGTTGAACTTGCTTTTGGTCGGGGAGGCCGTCCATGCCCGGCGAGCGGCCATAGGCGTCGTTGGAAACTACGTCCCAGCGGCCGATGATAGCGGGCTGTTCGTAGTAGCCTTTACGGCGGAGTAGACCGCGGGATTCACCGGAGCCTTGCGGGGAAGTTGAACCGCCCCATTCCCAGTAGATTTCGCGGTATTTGACTTTATCGGAGAAGCCGAATTCTCGGCCGCGGCCGTCGTTGTTGGGTTCGATGGAATGGGCGACGATGAGTTCGCGGGTGAGGTTTGCGCCAGCCGGATCATCATAGAGTTTCTGGATCGATGGCGAGCAGTTGTCGTAGCCGAACTCAGCGACGCAGGCTGCGACGGTCATGGTAAATTCGCGGTAGAATACAGTCGGGCGGTATTTGCCGTCGATGTCGATGTAGTATTCACCGAGACAGGGATTGATGCAATTGATGACATTGTCGAAGTCTTCGTAGATTAGGATCGTGGCAGTGCCAAAGATGACAAGGTCGTAGTAGAATACTGCGATGGAATTGTAGAAGTTAGATTCCGAGAAGATCAGGTTCATGATCCGCTCGACCTCGGAAAGCCAAAGCGAACCGGGTGTGGTCTTGGAGGAATCGAGATAACCGATTCGCATCCGGAACCAAGTGGACGTTGGGGAGGACTTGCCAGAGACTAGACCAGAGGCTAGATTGCGCGCGTAGACGCAACCAGAGGAGTCAAGAATATGCTGATTGATTGGCGAGCCCCGGCCCATTTGGTTTGGGGTTACGAGCCACTTGTACCGGCGCGGAAGGAAGTAGTCCGCAAGTTCGCGCCAGTGAGTCCACCAAGAATAGCGGTTGACGCGAAGGCCCATGAGCCGACCTTCGGCGTAGCGACGGATGCGTTGGTCGGCTGAGGTTGGGGTCACTTCGTGGGTTCCTTGGGCTGGCGCTCGGTTTTGATTAGCGCTGCGGCCATGTCAACGTAGACATCATCCGGCTGCGGAAGTGGTGCTGGGGCACCGGGAGTGAATGGTACGACCGGCATGTTACTGGCCTAGCAGGGTTGCCTTAGTGGTACCACCACCGCCCGGAGCAGGCGCAGCCGCGGCGAGGAAGCTTGGGGAGTCGGAGGTCTTATTGGTATTTTGGGTTCCCATAGGCTGTTGCTGCGGGGCAGGTGTAGATGGCGGAGCCTGCGGCGTGGGGGTTGAGCCTCCGCCGCCGAAGAGGAACTTACCGATGCCTTTGAGTGCGTTTGCCATGTTGGTTCTCCTAGGTTAACATGCGCTCGGGCGCATAAGGATCGTATTCGGTAACGACGAGATTGGTTGCGGGATAGTCCCCGCCAGCATTTGTATTAGGCTGCAAAGCGTGAGCAAAAGTCAAGACTAACGCATCGATGTCGTCGAGGGAAATACCGGAGCCGCCTTCATCGACGAGGTCTTCTTTGCGCTCGAGGATTATCTCGTCTTTGATGTTGTAGGTGTATTTGATGGCAAGCATCTGGCGGCGGAGTTCTGGGTCTGGTGGAAGGGCACCACCTTTGAGCCAAGCTCGACAAGCTCCGTACATGGCTGCGCGGTTATTGGCGTACTTTTCGCCGGTGTTGCCCCAGACGGAATTGTAGATGATGTCTTTACCGCCGAACTGGATTTCGAAGCAATGAAGTCTTCGGTTTCGGATATTATCGACAACACCACCACCAACACCGCCGCCGTCAACCATAATCCCGTCAGGACGATACTGATTGTTAAAGTCCACCACGCGATCAGTAAGCTCGACAGTAGAAAGCCCATTGTATTTTTGGCGATCAATGGAACGTGCATCGCGGCCCTTTCGTGGGAATAGGACGGAAGAGTTCATACCGAACCGGGCAACGTCAACACCGAGGGCGAGCGGGTCAGAACGATCGCCGGTAACTTCACGAGTCATGGCTTCGTCAATTTCAGCGGCCGAGAAGAATTCCATCAAGCCTTTGCGCGGGAACTGTCCGAGAACACGAACTCGCACGAAATCAGAGTCGATACCATATGCATCGATCCAATTTTGTAATCTACGTTTATTGGTAATGCGGACAGTTCGAGAATCGATCTGTAGGCTATGCCATTGATGCGCAAATTTACCACCATCAAAGCACTCGCGGAATCGGCCGGTATTTCGGGTAGGGTTCCCGAAAGCCACCCAGATAATTTCAGTGTCAGCATCGGTGAGCGCGCCTTCTGCGGTTTCCCAGATAATGTCGGGAATTTCGGATGCTTCGTCGAAGACGAGAAGAAGGCGTTTGCCTTTGTTGTGGAGGCCCGCGAAGGCGGCCGGGTTTTTCTCAGACCACGGGATCATGTCGATGCGCCAAGTGCGTTCACGGTCAGGGTCTTTGGAGAATAGGCCAGTGGCGGTTAGTGTGAAGTGTTCGCGGGCGAAGAAGCAGAGGTTAAACCATTTACCGAGTTCGGCCCAGGTTTTGGTTTTGAGCTGGGTTTCGGTGTTGGCGGTGATCACTCCGCGGGTATCGGGGAATGTGCAGAAGGCCCAGAGGGTTAGTTGGGCAACGGTTGCGGACTTGGCGATGCCATGACCAGAGGCGATGGCTTCTTGGATGGCGGTGTTTATATCGACAAGGCCATCGCGGATTCGATTCATAAGGTCGCAAGCCCATTGCTCAGGGCCTGCCGAGTTTTCAAGGACCGTGCCGGGCTCGTTCCAGGGGAAGGCACCCATCACAAAGGCAAGGGGATCGCCTTTGACGGATGCTAGCCATTGGAAGAGTTTGTCGTCGTTCATCGGTGGTCCTAGTTTAATTTATAAGGTCGGTGCGAGGATAAGGCGCTTCATCAATTGTTCTCGTAGATGCCGCCGACAACACTAACCGCAGACGCGGTCCATGAGCTTGTGCCGTCATATTTGAAACAAGTGAGAGTGCTGCCACCCCCGCCATTCACAGCGCAATTCATCATGTTCCATGAAGCGCCGTAGTGCGTGCCAGTAAGAGCAACCGCATTTGTGGAGGTGTTCGGGAGCGTGATCGTCGGGAAGACCGCGCCAGAGCACGTGCCGATAGTGGTTATGGTGATGGTCACCTGAATGTGCGTGACCTTGCCCCACGTCTTGTACTTACCAGAAGCAGACCCGTCAGCCGTCCCGCAAGAAAACGTTGGCGTGTAAGAAGTCCATGCGGTTGCGTCCATGCGCGCCGCGTTGAGATTCCCCGATGATATGTTGCTGGCGTTGGTCGCGTCGGTTGAGCAGGAAGCCGCAACGCCGCTCAGGTCGGAACAAGCCGCTTGCGACACAGTACCGGAGCCGTTCGCCTTGAGCGCACCCGTAATCGTCCCTGCGCCGCCATTCGCAGCCGGGAGTACGCCGGTAACGCCTGTCGATAAAGGGAGACCCGTTGACGTGTTAAGCCTGTAGGCGGCGGCGGTTGAGTTGTTCGTTATCACCGAGCCGTAAAGGCTGTTGCTCGTAACATCGAACGTGCTCGTGTTTGTGAGCGTGATGTTCTGCCCTACGAGAAAGTTGCTTTTCAGCGAACCAGCCTCGACCCCGGCAAGGGTCATGTCAGCCCCATAGAGCGCGTTGCGCTCAATCGCCACAGCCTTGTTGGTCCCGCCAGTGTAGATAGCAGTACCGGCCAGCGGGTTTTCAATGTAGTTGTCTGTGATGAACGCGCCTTGAACGCCGTTCAAATAGATGCCGCCCCAATTGCCCTCAATATCGTTACTTCGGATCGTTACGCCATACCCGCCAGTGTTAATAAGCCCCGCAATGGACAGCGCGAAGCATGTGCTACCACCCGCGCCGACAAGGCCGTTTGACCGTATGTAGTTCCTTTCAATGACAACGGCGTTGGCCGCTCCGTCATTCGGGAAATGGACGGCCTCGCACCCGTTACCGGCCAGAAGAGAATTGGAGATTGTCGGACCCCAATTATTCTCGGCGAACTCAATACCGCGCCAATGGCCAGAGACTTGAATCCTGTCAAAAGTCGAGCCGGGGAGATTGTGCAGTTCAATGCCTGTGGCCCCGCTTGCTGGGTTGCTAGGCGCGATGATGCCTATCCCGCTTACGTGAATCCCGTTGTTTACGTAGGTTGTCGCGTCGAATTTGAATGTTGGCTTAGCGGCAACGCTGTTGAGGTAGAAAAGAGTTTTCTCGTGGCCATCACCAACAAGCCTGAGCGGATATTTATATGTCGCAGGCGTGTAAAGATAGGTCGCCGTGTCCGAGAAGTGGTAGATACCCGCTGGCACATAGCACGTTTTGTTCTGCGCCCCGCAAGCTGCGACAAAGTTATTCCAAGCAGCTAGGTTGTCCGTGCCGTTGTCGCCTTTGCCGCCGAAATCAGCGAAGTTGAGGTAGTCTTTTCCTCTTGCGCCAAGGTCGCGCGCAACAGCGCCCGTTCCTGTCTGAGTAAAAGTTACATCGCCAGCATCAGGTCGCTTGAGCGTCCACGTTCCATCCGCATTCAACTGCCATGGCCACTGGGAGGTAACGCCGGTAAATGGTTTAAATGTAGATGTATTATTCGAACCTATATTGCGCCAGATGTTCGATTGTTGATCAAATTGAATAGTGAAGCCTGAATTTATTAAGCATGCTGTTGGTAGCGTAGAATCAATTGATGAACCATCGGAGGAAGTTATGGAAATTGTATTGGCTGCAGCACCGCAATTGAAGGAAAGCATCTGTCCTTCGAATGCGGGATTGGGAAGCTTGATGGTCCAGGTGCCTGAGATGGTACCAGTGGTATAGATGTTTAGGTTGGTTGGGTGATTGGGTTGCGATTTGATTGTGGTGGTGACATTAGTACCACCAACTTGGCTGATGTAGCCAGTGGCATAGATTGGTGCGTTGATTGTGCCATTTGGCTGCTGGGCCAGCGCGGGGCTGGCGAGAATGACAGAGAGGGCTAGGAGCTTGCGCATTAGTAATAACTCACGGTAAGGTCAGATGAGGCTGTAGCGGTGACAAGAGTCAGGCCAGTGGTGAAGTTAACGTCATAAGTAAGGCAAGGGTTAGTTGAGGCAAAGACGGTGACAATGCCAATCTTTGTGCCTGAGGCCGCGGTGTTGTCGTATATGGTGATGGTTTCAGTCGCGGCAGGGGTGTTGATGCAGATGGTATGAAGGATACCGCCGCCGGATTTAACTGTGGTCGTGGCTTGGCCGGTGATGTTGAGGTAGCGATAGGCGGTGATGACGGGCTGGGGAGAGCCAAAGGTCTGGGCCTTGGCGAAGACACCAAAGGCGAGAATGGCGGCGGCAGTGATCCACCAAGCAGTGATCCAGCGGAGGTAGGTTGAAGATTTCATCGGATGGTTCCTTCTAAGAAAAGACCCCAGAGGCTCAAGCAACGCGAAGCCAAAACACGTTACAAGCACTCTGGGGTCATCGGCGTCGAGGGAGAGCCGCCGCCGATCTGGGTTTAGTCGTCGAGTCGATTGGCGTCGATCACACGGACCGATCTGGCGATGGCGACTTCGAGGCGGGCTGCGAAGTCGATGTTGATATTTTCTTTGGTGGAGCGTTTGTGGTAACCGACGCGATCAGAGGCATCGGAAGCAACTTTGAGCAAGGTTGCGAGTGGGATTTCGGTCTGCTCAAGTGCGTCATCCGCCTCAAAGATTTCGTTTACTTTACGCCAAGCAGAGCGTCCGGCTAAGTGAACATCATCGTAAAATTCGTCGCGGGCCTCGCGCCATGATGCATCGTCATCAGCGCGGTAGCGGGCGATAAGTTCCTGCATAGCAGGGGATTGCTTGATGATGGAGACGCGCGTTTCAGAGTACCCAGCGCGTTGCGCGACTTCGCGGTTGGATAGACCAGACACGATCAGACGCGCGATCACATGATGTGAGTCCCGAAGCTTCTTGAGCCGGACGCGGGATGACGGTTGACGCAAAGCCTCGATGTCGTCCTTGGTCATGGACCGGACGGACCTGATGTATGGGGAGTTGGGCTTGCGGTAAGCGACTTCGCTCATATCCGTCGTTCCATCATCTGGCCGGGGACAACCATCGGTTCCATGTTGTGCTTTGGTTGATACTCTGCGATTAGGCTGTAGTAGGTTTCGTTGAGGCGGTCTGGGTGAACCCAGCGGATCAGGACTTGATCGAAATCAATCCGCTGGAGAAACCTCGGGCGGTCCTTGCTTCGCAACGTCGCGATAATCGGCAGCATCGGCTTGGAAGACTTCCCGACAAAAACCACGCGGCCCCGCGAAAGCAGGAGATAAACCCCCGCCCGCAGAATCTCGCTCGCATCGGT